ACTTGTTCAGCTCATCGCGAAGCTGTGCGCACATTGGCACAATGGTGTTCGTGACAAGATCGCGGAGTGCGTTCTGGTAGTTGTTGTCGGCCATGTTGTCAGCAGAGAACAGCACCACCGGCATGGAGAACACCCGGCACCACTGCTCCAGGCTGAACTTCATCGTGTCGATCAGTGCCATCTCGGAAGAGGTCAGACCGAAGTTGAGGAACTCCCACGGCGTTTGTAGCATCGCCACCTGACCGTATCGGTCATTGTTGTTGACCCGGTCAGCGAGTGCCCTTTGCATGTTGGCTGCGGTCTTCTCGTCCACAAGTGGGATCTGGTTGCCTATTGCCTTTGGCACCAATGCGCCCTTCGCCCCGCCATTGGCCATGAGCTTGGCAGCAGCCTTCTGTGACTCCACGCCCATGAGGTAGTTGTTCCACGCTGCTTGTATCGGAGACACTCCCCGAAGGTGAGGACGCGTGACGGAATCAAATTTCGGGTTCCAGCTCTTCCATTGCAGAATGTCCGACTTCTGAAGTGCAATGTTGCCATTTCCGGAAGTCAGGAGCCATCCGAGCACACCGAAAAGGTCATTCGGGTCAGATACCAAGTCCATGAACTGACTCGGCATGACCAGCATCTCTGTGAACTCCCCCTCGTCAATGTTGCCATCATTGCCCCATATGAAGCCTTCACCCGTCAGGAATCGCATGCCGAAGAGTTGCTCGAAGAACTGGTCTTGCCCTTGGTATCCGTTCGGGTTCTTCAGGATGTTTGCCACCGCAGAGTCCTCCACGATCATGCTCTCATCGTATGCTGCCTTGCGCTCTTGGATGGCGCGATCCAGCGCACCGGGATTGCCGAGGCCTTTGGTCAGGTGCTTGTATCTCTCAAGGCTAACCCGTGCCTTTGTGCCGGTTTTCTTCTCGTACACATACCACGGGATGCTCGCCGCCTTGCGAGCAAGGAAGCTCACAATGGCATAGACATCAGCGTTTTCTTGGTACGCATCAGTGTACTTCTGCGCATCGAATTGCTGAAGGATTTGCCCTTGGTTCATGGGCATGAACGCGTATTGCATTGCGGCCGGGTTCAATCCCTTCTTCCTGAAGATTCTGTCGATTATGCTCATATCACTCCCCACGTCAAACGTGGTTGCTTTAGCTTGGTAAATACTGCGTATCTCATAGCGTCAACCAAGTGGTCATCCATCTTCACCGGCTCTTTGTCAATCACCTTGCCGTTCATGTCAGTTTTCCACTTGTACTTCTTCAGCTCATGGATCAAGTTGACGCTGCTCGATGTCACGAACAAAGGTAAACTTTTCACCTTCATTATGCCGGCATAGACATCCTTGTCGGCAGGCTTGACATTCAGCCCCTGCCGGTAAAGTTCCTCGATCGTCTTCGGCTCTGCTGCATCGCAGTATATCTCGCTGTATGGGTCAGGCACCTTGTCCGGAATGATGCTTGTCAGTTCGCCGGTAGTGATGCCTGACTCGTAGTACACTTCATGCACGTATAACGCATCATCTGCCAGCGTGACCCGCACCATTGCAGTGGGATTGCGGAAGCCAAAGTCAAGGCCGTAAAAGACTTCCCCTTGTGGCACATTGTCCACAAGCTTCCAGTGCGTGTAGATCTGCTCTTGACTCGCTCCTCTTTCACCAAGACCAAACACCTTCCACATCATCGGGTCAGCGTGTTGGTAGCCTTCGATGACCCTGCGCTGTGGTTCGGGGAGATGTGTGTTGTCACGGTATGTGCTGTGCACCTTGATGGCCTCATCGGAGTCGGCAAGGTGATAACACCAGATGTCAAAGTCGGATGGGTTCAGGTCGGTGATGACCTTGAACCTTGTACGCATGTCAAGCTGATCGAAGAGAGCTTTGCTCAAGAGATTCGCCTCGTTGCAGAATAGGATGTCACGGCCCGGGCCTTTGGCACGGTCATGATCCTCAAGGCCAAAGAATTCGATGTATGTGCCGTTCTCAAACGTGTAGATCGCATCAGTCTTGTTGTGCTGCTCTTCATCGTACCAGCCCCATGAATCCAAGATGTCGAAGAAGTCACGCATCGCGCCACGCTTCAGGTGCGGCAGGGAATGGCTCACTACGCTGATCTTCTTCCGGTCGTTGTTCGTTGCCCAGAAGATCAGTGCCTGAATGATGCCAAATGTCTTGCCAGACCTTGACCCACCCTCATGGCAGATATACCGCTTCTCCCCGGCCAGTGCCTTTACCGTGATGGCAGCTGGCTTGTTGATTTGTATGCGTAGTTCAGGCCTGCTCTGCATGCTCAAATATTACGACCGGCTTTGTACTGAATGTAACATCATAGCCAGACCTTTCAACATAGCCTCTTTTTTTGCCCTTTGTTTTCAGGTAGAATATAGTGGCAGTCGTGTCCTTTTCTGCAATTTGTTTGTGCAGTTGTGACTCCACAAAGTCAAGTGCAATGTCAGCAATGTCATCAACGGCACGCTTGTAGTCCTCATCTGTTTCGTACCACTTGTAATGGGTAGATCGAGCAATACCGACTGATTTGCAAGCAGATGTCACCACTCCGAGGCTTTTTTCAAGTGCCTCTATCATGCTTTTCTTATGAATGTCCGAAAATGTTGTCATTTGTAAAGTTTACCGTTCCGTTTAATTTCCAGCGATGGATCAAGTTTCCGCATCCGATCAACAATCACCTGGCAATATTTAGGATCATATTCAACCAAATAAGCCTTTCTACTCATTTGATGGCAAGCCACCATAGTTGTACCTGAACCACCAAATGCATCCGCTACAATATCGCCCTGCTTACTGCTGTTTCCAATTTGATAAGCAAATAATGGTATTGGTTTCATTGTGGGATGCTCTGCATTTCGATTTGGCCTATCAAATTCAAGTATCGTGGTTTGCTTTCTGTCGCTGTACCATCCGTGTGCTGCGCCTTCTTTCCATCCATACAAGCAAGGTTCGTGTTTCCATTGATAATCTTGCCTGCCCATAACCATGCTGTTTTTTACCCATATCAAACATTGCTTTACCATGATCCCAGCATCAGCCATTGCTTTTCTAAAATTTGCCCCCTCTGAATCCGCATGCCAAACATACCAAGAGCCACCAGCTTTTGTATAAGATCCAAGCGCAGTATAGAAATCGTATAAAAACTTATAAAAATCATTATCCCCCATACTATCGTTCTGGATTGTCAGCTTGTTTTTAGTTTTTCCTTGATAGGAAACGTTATATGGTGGATCTGTAATTACTAAATCAGCCATTTGATCACCAAAGAGCTTTGCAAATGTGTCAGTCTGTGTACTATCTCCGCACAACAAACGATGCGAGCCAATCTCGAATAGATCACCCGGAACGATGTCGGTATCGATCCCGCCATCCGGCACGTCGAAATCATCCTCCTCCGCGTCGAGTACTTTCACATCCATATCGGGCAGATCCAACCCCCATTCACCTAATTTATCCGCATCCCATTCATTCGCAAGCATCTCCCAGTCCCATTCGCCAAAACCTACGTTGTCCTTGATGATGAATTGCCGCTGCTGATCCTCTGTAAGATCGGACGCCTTGATGATCGGAACGACCTTTAACCCGGCTTCCTTGCATGCTTTTAGTCGCATGTTGCCCCCAAGGACAATCATATCGTCATTGACCACGATGGGCCGCAGGCGGAGCATCTCCGGGAACTCCCGGATCGACTGCACCAGCTTCGCGAACTTTTCATCTTTGATTGTTCTCGGATTGTTTGGGTTTTTCTTTACTTCAGAAATTTTTACTTCGTGTATGTGCATATCATTCCGTGCTTTTTGTCTGTTGCAAAATTACGCTTTCCAAGATCGTGAACGTGATCTCCTCGCGCTGAAGGAAGGACAAAAGCTTGTGAAGTTGATCAGCACCCACCTTCACCATGATGGTCGAGACCACGCTGGCACGCTGCCGGATGTAGCTCATCACCTGCTCGTACTGGTGGATGATGTCGGCATCTTTGACGCTGATAAGACCGTTCACAAGTGCCACGCTGTGCATGACGGTCGTGTGGTCATATGGCCGGTGTTCATTGCGCAGAGATGACCCAATACTTGTGTAGGTCATGCCAAGGTGCTCCCTCGCCACCTTGTAGTACATCTGCCGGGCTGATGTAATCTCCCGCAGTCTGCGCCGGCTGCATAGCTGCTCTTCTGTGATCTCGTAGACATGGCAGATGGCATCCATGACAAGCTCCCGGTTTCGTTGTGTGTTCGCAAGTTCGCTCATAGTGTGACTTTTAGTATTGGCTTTTTGATTTCACCGGTCTCAAGATTGGCCACCCAGACGCGCGGCACTTCATGGGCGATGCGCATCGGCTGATCCTCCATCAGCCTGGTGATGACCGTCACGGCCTGAAGCTCGTTCACCGGCCCATGTGCCTTGACCCCGTCTTTGGTCACGTCAAGCACGACAAGATTGTTTTTTTCCATGTGGTGTGTTTTTGTCAGTTTCCTGCTTTTTCAATTTTGTTTTCTTATTATCCTCTCTATATACTCTTTTTTTCTTCTTTTTTATATTTATTTTTTCTTTTTTACTTATTAATAAGAAAAGAGTGGGAAATTGGGTAAAGTATTATTTTTCAATGCTTTGCAGATGGGTAAAGGTGTAGGAAAAGTAGTTTATTCAGTGGGAAACCATTTGAAAGCAGGAATTTAGAACGGTATATTATTCCCATTACCAGCATCATTCCCACTCTCTTGATGCTCAATTCCCACTGGTGTCCATGATATAACTCGGTAAAATCTGCTCGTTGTGTAGCTCTTTTTGTATGACAAATCTGCCTTGACATCACGCTCACGGCACCAAATTTTAAGCCATTGCGTCAGCTTGGTGGTGGTCAATTTTGGAATGCTTTTGAGCTTTTCAATCATGTCCTCCTTCTTCATCGTTAGGTAATAATCGGTATTTTTTTCATTGACATAGAACTGCGCCAGGTTGACCGCATTGGTCACAAGTTTGCCCTCATTGGTGGTGACCCGTGCCGTCTTGAGGCAGTCCGGAGCGAAATCAAAGAAGTTCATCGCAAGCTGATCATCCATGTAATTGACAAAATCGGGGTGCGTTTCCTTTATCAAAGTACGATTCGCGCTATTGGCCGTTAAATGGCTCAAATTTCGCCTATCTGATGCCAGCCATGTCTTGGCACAATAGATCATGTAATTGTCAAATTTGGCCCATTCATGCTCGTCCCAGCCGCTAAAGAACGCACGACCGAACTCGTCAATCGGTTTATGCCGTGCATTGAAGTGCTTAACGACCGGAAACTCAAACTTGCGATCAATGGTTGACTCGTCAGAATTTCCTACTGCGAAGTTGGATGTAATAAATATCTTGGGTGACTTCTCGTATGGGATGATGACTTGCTTTTGGTTCTTCTTGTTGACCTGAAGAGACTCGGTAATTACGCTGTAAAGTTTCGTAAAATGGAAACTTTTTTCCACATCATCAATGAAAATGATGTCAGTGTCGAACTCAATGTTCTGCCAAAGGAATGAGTCGTGAAAGTTGAATGACTTGCCATCCATCCGGCATGCCTTGCGAAATTTCTCAATCATCTTGAACACAAGTCCCTTGCCTGACCGGCCCTGGCTCTCCCCCTCATCCTCCGGGTCAATGTCCTCCATCAAGATTACTGCCTTGGTAATCAGATCATCCTTGTGTCGATTCATCGCGTATCCCAAGATCGCCTCAAGCTTCTGAACATTTTCCCCGCCGAGGATGCTGATGAACTTGGCCGAATCGCAATCTTTGTGCTCTGCGTGTTGGTAATCCCGGTCAATGATGCTATCCTCCCAGATATAACCTTGCATCTCCTTGTATAGCACGTACTCAATCCGATCAGCCCATACCTTCACTGCCCGATTGCGGAAGAAAAGCCATGTGCAATCAGCTGTGTCCTGAATGAAATTATCGTCAAGTTCATCCATCATGGCCATGAAGCCACCGTTCTCGGAGAAGATAGTGCCGACCCGCTCATGAAAATAGTCACGCACTTCAGCCTCTAATTCATTGAGAAATTGCCTGACGATATCCTTGGGCTCTCTGATGCTGACAATGTTGTTGATAACTTGTACCAATTCACCGTTATACGTCCGGTATCCAAGTTCCTTAAAATACCAGTTCAGTTCAGTGTACTTGACCTGAATTTTATTGCCTGCCTTGATCCAAAACTGCCCTTCGTTTACAATATTGCGCCCGTAGCCATCTTCCGCGAGCTTTGCTTGGGCACGCATAAAGTTGCCGTCATGATAGTATGTCTTGTAAATATCAAACGGCCCGTAAGGCTTGCCTTGCTCAAACTCTGAATTGTGCGTAAATAAATAGAGACAATTTTTAAGCGTGTACTTATCTGCCGTGTCCTTCCAGATGCTTCCTGAATGCGCCTGCGATGTGCTTGGTGACTTTATGACGAGCCGGTCATCAAGCTCACGCACGACCTTCCAGCCACGTTCCACAATCTCATCGCGGATGTAGCGCCAGTCATGTTTCTCATTGAAGACCTTGTAAGGAGCATCATCACGCTGCTTGTCGATCTTGGGTGCCGGGTCGATCTCCACTTCATTGAACGATCGGCAGATGGCAATAATAAAGTTGCGCTCATCACTTGTCAGCGTGGGCATCGTCATCGGATTGCCTTGCTGGAAGAAGTAGCCTGGCGATGGTGCGGTCTTGATGTAGTACTTGTTTGACTCATCAAGTCGCTCAATCTTGGCCGGCGTAGCCTTACCATCAAAGCACTTCGCAAGCCATCCTTCGCCTCCGATCGTGTCGGCCCGATAGTAAATGTGCGCTCCTTTCGATGGAGATCGTGATATCACAAGCTTCGCGTAAAGGTCAGGATCAGCAAGCTCCAAGGTGTTGAGCACCTTGCGAGTTATGCCGGCCTGCACCTTCTCATCAATGTCGATCACCTCCATGTTGCGCCGGAGCATGATGCCGAGCGTCACCTCCTCTCGGTCGAAGAAGTAATTGACATTATGCAAGTTGATCGGATTGGCTATGAGCTGGGAGACGCTTTTGATCTCCTTGCTTGGCTTTTTGTCTGCTTTCAATGGGATGACCTCCATGCCATTTTTTATCAGCTCCACCGCAGCGGCAAGGCAAGCCTTTTCAACGACTTCACCTTCTTGGATATATTCGTAAATGTTCATGATTAGAATAAAGTTGAGTTTAATGATGCATTTGCCATTAAACAATATTTTCTGTTTACTTCACTGCCAAAAAAGTTGAACCCGAATGTTTTTGCCACTTTTAATGTTGTCGCAGACCCAGCATAAGGATCATAAACAACAAAATCTGTTCTTTTATCTTTTATGCACATCATTATGTTTGTGGGTAGTTCCGCTGGGAATGGAGCAGGATGAAATGAATTAGGCTTTGGTGAAAACTGCCAAACTTCTCCAACAAATAAAGACTTGGCATTTCTTTCAAAATTAGGCTGACACGCTGTTTTTGTTAACCAAAAAATCAGTTCAGTGGATGGCATATATCTAATCGGAGCAAGTGCCGGGCTGCTTTTGCGATCCCAAATTATTTGTTGCCTGAATATCAAATTTGTTTTAAGTATCCACTCAATCGGGTGCGATGCCTTATGTTGTGCAATCCTTATTTTATGGTTGTAAAATATACTACCGTCGGGCTTTAAAATTCTATGTAATTCATTTAATACGCTGATCTGTTGTTTTTGATATTCGTCTTCAGCCATAAAATCGTTCTCTGGTTCATCGCCATAATCTATGTTTCTGGCCTTCCATGTATCACCTTCATGCCTTTTCCGAATAAATCCTTCATATCCTGCCTTGTTGTAAGGGGGTGAAGTAATAATAAGATCAACAGAATTGTCATCAAGATTGGCCATAGTTTGAAGGCAATCTTCATTAACTACTTTCCCTAAATAATCATTTATTTTCGACATAACATAAAATAAAAGCCACATATCGGCAGGGGCCCACCGGCATCTCAAGGATACCGCCCTGCCAATATGTGGCGACTATTAAGCGCACCCCGATGCGTGGGCTACATCGGATTACATTGCAAATATACTACCCCTTCCCCATTTTCTTCACATCCTCAAGAAGTTTTCGTTGTGCCTCTCTGATGAGCTTGAAAGCGTGGCTCATTGTGCGGATGCGGTCATCATTCAGTTCATCGCATCTC